TTCAAAGTCACAGCCACAATTCGTTACGCTGTCATGGCTAGTAGATAGCCTTCTCTTTTATGGGCAAGCCTTTCTAGAAATTGTCGAAGTATATTCTGAGGATCAACGAGGCGCTTCATTTGAATGGGTTGCTAACACACGCGTCACATTCGATCTTGATATTCATAACACTTTCGTCACTCAGTACTACGTCGATGGATCACCTCGCCCAATGTCAGGCCTTGGATCACTCGTTACATTTCAAGCATTTAATGAAGGCATTCTAAATACAGGATCTCGTACAATTCAGAGCGCAATAGATGTACAGAAAGCCGCCGCAATAGCGGCTGGCACTCCGATGCCGTCGGGCTATATTCGGAATTCGGGGGCTGACCTCCCACCTGCTGAAGTTCAAGGATTGCTAGCTTCGTGGAAGGCTGCTCGTCAAAATCGTTCGACTGCTTACCTTACTTCGACTCTCCAGTACGAAACTGTCGGCTTTAGTCCTAAAGACATGATGTACAACGAAGCGATTCAGAATCTTGCAACAGAGATTAGCCGTCTATGCGGAGTGCCAAGTTATTATCTTTCAGCCGATCAAAATACATCGATGACATACTCGAACATTCTCGATGAGCGTAAGCAACTCGTGGCCTTAGCGTTCCAGCCGTACATCTCTGCAATCGAAACACGCTTAAGCATGGACGATATATCTACGGCTGGACACTATGTAAAGTTCGACCTTGATTCTTCCTTTCTGCGTGTAGAGCCTATGGAAAGACTTCTCGTACTTGAGAAGATGCTATCTCTAGGACTTATCAGCACAGAGCAAGCGATGGAGATGGAAGATTTAACACCTAACGGAAGTGATGACTAATGGAGACGCTATACATTGAAGCATCCTCAATCGAGTGCAGCGAAGACCGCCGCGAGATTTCAGGAAAGATCGTGCCACTGGGTACAGGCGAGATTGGTCAGACTAATCTCGGCGCTTATACTTTTGAGGCTGGTTCTATTGAGATTGAAGATGTTAAGGCTATAAAATTATTCAGTCAGCATGACATGAAGAAGCCAATCGGAAAAATGATCAGCGCAGAAACACGCGACGGCATTGGAATTTTTGCTACCTTTAAGTTAAGTCGCAGCACAGCCGGAAGCGATGCTCTTGTCATGGCACAAGAAGGTCTTGTATCTGGACTTTCGATCGGTGCAGAAATTATTTCATCAAAGCCATCACGCGATGGACACACAGTCGTAACAGCGGCTAAATTAAAAGAAGTTTCTCTAGTAACTGAGCCAGCCTTTAAGTCGGCTCAAGTATTGGAGATCGCAGCGGAAGAAGCGACAGCCGAAGCCGTAGAAGAACCCCTACCTACAGAAAGCGAGACAGTCGTGGAAGACACAACAGTCGAAGCAACACCAGTAGAGGCTGCGGCTGTAGAAGCTGCTCGTCCTACTGTTCAAGCAATGGTGTACACAACACCACGCATCGAAGTTACAAAGCGTAACTACCTTGAAAACACACTAAAGGCTAACCTCTTTGGTGATGATGATTCACGTCAATGGCTCCGCGCTGCTGACAACGATCAGACAACAGGTGCAGGATTTATCCCAACACCACAAAGCACACAGCTACTTAACTTCCTTTCTAACGCAGATCGTCCGTTCATCGATTCGATCAGCCGTGGCACAATGCCAGAATTCGGAAAAACTTTTGAGTTGCCTAAGATCACTGAGGTTCCTCTTGTTGATCAGATCGACGAGAATGGCGCAGTAACAGAGTCACAACTTGAAGCCTCATACATCACAGTCACAAAGAAGTCATTCAAGGGTCGCGCAATCACTACCCTCGAACTTCTAACAAATTCAACACCTGCATTCCTTGACGAGCTTCTTGTCCAGATGGAATACGCTTATGCTAAGGATACTGAAGAATTTGTAACTACCGCTGTCCAAGGCGCAGGAACACTCAACGCAACAGCACAGGCTAACTCAGCGACTGGACTTCTAGCCTACGTATCAAGCGCAGCAGCAGCAGTATATTCAGCATCACTTGGTTTTGCTCGCAACATGATCGTTACACCAGAACAATGGGCTAACATCATGAGCTACAACGATGCTGGACGTCCAATCTACATCGCTGCAAATCCACAGAATGCGGGTGGTTCACTTACACCTACATCACTTCGCGGTAACGTTGCAGGTCTTGACCTTCGCGTATCTCGCTACATGAAGGGCTCTGGAGGAGTCGGTACAGCAGATTACTCAATGGCTGTCGTAAATCCAGATGCGTACACATGGTACGAGGGCGCACGTCAGCAACTTCGCACAAATATCAACTCTGACGGAACAGTAGATATCTTGCTATTCGGTCAGGGAGCACTTGCCACTAAGTTAGCGGCTGGCGCAAACTGGTTCAACCTAACCTGATAACACCCTAAGTCGCTGGCAGGGTAGTGCCCTTCTACCCTGCCAGTCTTTAGAAAGGATAAGAGCATGGCATTGACAACAGTTGCAGAGCTTCGCACCGCCCTTGGCGTTGGCACTCTCTATACTGATGCAGTCTTGCAGCAAGTCTGCGACGCCGCAGATAACGTACTCTTGCCCTTTCTATGGAAGAATCAGCAGTACATCATTGCTCACGGCAACACCGGGACAGTAGGAACACTTTATTTTGATCAGGACATCCGCGAGTATTTCTACGTTGGACAATCTGTGACAATTTCAGGTGCTGGTAGTCGCTACAATGGGACTAAGACAATTACAAAAGTCGATACTCGTTCATTTAATGTAACTACAGCTCACACTAGCGACAATCCACGTCACACAGTCGAGCCTTATGGCATCGCGGCAGTCGAGACTTATACAGATTATTCAACAATTCCAGCAATTCAAGAAGCTGCACTTATGATTGCTATCGACATCTGGCAGAGCCGTCAAGCCCCATCAAGCGGCGGCGTAACGATCGACGGATACCAGCCTTCGCCTTTCCGCATGGGTAATACCTTGCTTGCTCGTGTTCGTGGCCTTCTTGCGCCTTATCTTGATCCGAGATCGATGGTGGGCTAATGGCCGCCATATCAACACTCCGAGCAGGTATTGCAACAGCTTTAATTGACAACAGTAAGTGGTCAGTCTTTAGCTTCCCACCTGCGACACCAATTGCTAACAGCGTCATCGTCGCACCTAGCGATCCTTACATTTCGCCGTCTAACGGATGGCACGCATCTATCTCACCAATGGCTAACTTTACAATTTCAGTCATGGTGCCGTTGCTCGATAACGAGGGCAACCTAAACGGAATTGAGGACAATGTAGTCCGAGTGTTTAATTTACTCGCTGCATCCTCATACACCTACAACGTAACAGAGGTATCGGCTCCGGCCGTCCTCAGTGCCGTCTCAGGTGATCTACTTACATGTAACATCAATATCTCAGTCCTAACGAGTTGGAGCTAAAATGTCCGAGTGGGAAAAAGAGCAAGAGGCCTTCCTGATCAAGATCGGGCAGGTAGCACCATCAACACCTAAGCCAGCATCTACCAAGAAAGACGAGGAATAATTCATGGCTGTATTTCTAAACAACAAGGTCGGCGTGAAGATCAATTCTGTCGATCTTTCTGATCATGTGACCGCTGTCACACTTAACCGCAATTTCGATGAGCTTGAAGTAACAGCAATGGGCGATGGCGGACATAAGTTCGTTAAAGGCCTTGAGGCATCATCTGTCACAATCGATTTCCTTAACGACACCGCATCTGCAAACGTACTTGCTACTTTGCAAGCTGCATGGGGAACAAACGTCACAGTAGTACTTCTGCAGGAAAAGGGCACTGCTGTATCAGCGACCAACCCTCTTTACACAATGACCTGCCTTATTAACAACACAACAGACATCAATGGAAGCGTCGCTGACCTAAGTGTCCAGAGCCTTTCCTTTAACGTCTCTGGTACTATCGCAGTCACATCAACAGGCACATTCTAATAAACTAAACAAAGGGGCACAGCATGGCAAAGTTAATAGGCACGATGACAGACGGATCGGTACATCATGTCGAGATTACACCTCGACTAGAAGTGTGGTTCGAGTTATATGCTAAAAAGGGATTTCACAAAGCGTTTCGCGATGATGAAAAGCAGTCAGATGTCTATGCAATTTTCCATGAAGGCCTTCGACTAAGTGGAGTCACAGTCAAGCCATTCGGTCCTGATTTTCTTGACACTCTCAAAAGTGTTGAGATTGCAGAGTCAGACCCTTTGGCCTAGGCAGGGATAGCCTCCACTATCTCATAGCTCGATTGAGCATTGAGACGGCTATCCCTCCACAATCTTTAATAGACCTAGATCCAATAATGCTTCAGATGATACTGAGAGCGTTAAAGGACAGAGCAAAGGAGCAGAGCGATGCCTACAGAGCTAAAAGGCGCTAAGGCGCTTCGTAAAGCTCTAAGGCAATTCTCGCCTGATCTAGATAAAGAAACACGCGATCAGATGGTTGGATTCTTAAAGCCATTGGTAAGCAAGGCTAAGGGGTTTCTGCCTTCTAATGATGACATGCCTTCCGGCTTCGTCAAGCACGACGTAAAGACGGCTACTTTTCCAATGTATGACGCAAGCGATGCAAAGCGTGGCGTGGGCTATAAATTGACACCTACTAAAGCCAACCGCAAGGGCTGGTCATCGATCGTGTCTGTACACAATAAAAGAGGCGCGGCAGTTATCTACGAATGGTCAGGGCGTATCAAAGGCAATACTGGCAATTTTATTCCACGCCTGCCCGGCACAATGGTTGGAAGTGGCAAAATGTCAGGCCGAGCTTTATTTAAGGCTTACGATCAAGATCAAGGCAAGGCTAAGGCCGGAGTCATCAAGGCGCTAGAAAAAGCCGCCGCTAAGTTTAACGCGAAAGGTATCTAATGGCCGAAGCACGGATTGGAATTATTGCCGAGTTCTTAGGCAAAAAGGCTTTTAAGGATGCTGACACAGCGACCAGCAAGTTAGACAAAAGTGTAAAGAAACTAGCTGGAGCACTTGCCGCCGCTTTTAGCGTTCAGAAAATTACACAATTTAGTAAAACTGCCGTCAAGGCATTTATGGAAGACGAGAAAGCAGCCAATCGATTAGCTAAGTCGGTGGAGAATCTTGGTTTAGCTTTTGCGACTCCGCACATTGAAAACTTTATTAGTCAGATGGCAAGCGCCTCAGGCGTTACAGATGATCAACTTCGACCAGCAATGCAAAGACTATTGCAGACAACTGGGTCACTTACCAAATCTACAGCTTTAATGACTCAAGCCCTAGACATCTCTCGTGGATCAGGCGTCGATTATGAGACTGTAGTCAATGACCTTACCATGGCATACGTTGGTCAAACTCGTGGCCTTCGCAAATACTCTTTAGGCTTGTCTCAGGCTGAACTTAAAGCAATGAGTTTTACAGATGTACAGAAGAAACTGACGACTCAATTTTCTGGAGCCAACGCCGCATATCTTGAAACCTATGCAGGAAAGATGGGCATTCTTGCCAACGCTGCAAGCGAATCAACTGAGATCATTGGCAAAGGTTTAGTCGATTCTTTAACTATGCTAGCTGGAGAAGGTAACACAGTCCAGCCACTAGCAGATTCTATGCAAGATTTAGCGCAAGGCACATCCGATGTCATTGTGGGCTTGGCAGATATAGCCTCAGGTCTAAAAAATTTAGGTGGGCTTGGAAACCTTAAAGGACCTAGAGGTGGCAAGTTAAGCGAAGCCTTGACTCCAAATTTGGATATGATTCCTTTGCTTGGGCCGATCCTTAATACACTCAGACGAAGGGGTCAAGCCATAAATAAGACCGGAATGGGTGGCTATCCTAGCTCTGCTCTTGGCCCCGGCTACATTGATCCTAGTGCTGCTAAACAAAAAAAGGCTGACGCGGATGAAGTAAAGCGATCCAAGACTTTAGCAGCATTGCAGAAAAAGTCACTCGATGCACAGAAAAAGCAGAATGCTTTGACTAAGGCGTCAAAGGTTCTAGACCTAGATCGCATCAGCGTGACAGCGGCACTTCGTGGACAGATCAGCGAAACTGATCGATTGTCTCTTAACCTTCAATTAGCCTTGCTTGATAAGAATGAGTCAGCGGCTTTGAAGTTATCTGGAGAATTAGAAGCGGCAGTTAAGCGCCACAAAGAACTTACTGCCGCGCTATTGGCGACTCCCGAAGCGCCTAACCCTTATCGTAATTGGAAGCCACCCGGATTCGTCGGCCCAGTAATGCCTCCGGGAATTACAGTACCTAAGAATCCAGATGCACCTCCTTATGGGGAAGTTGTACCTGACTTTAACGTGCCTGATTACATAAAACAGGGCGGCAGTATTACCGGAAGATCAGCCCCCGACTATTTAGGTTTAGGCGCAATCGGTGCTGGCGCAACCGCTGATTCTATTGTGAACGTACAGGTAGTTCTCGACGGCGATGTTATAGGCGGAGCAGTCACTAACACTCAAGTGAATCAATCTCTATCAGGGACCTTTAGCGACGTTAGCCGATATAACGGCCGTGGAGCACCTTCAATCAAATGACACTACCTGCCACTATCTCGGTATCGTTCGACTTTAGCCAAGGTGCTACATTTGGCTATCCCTTTACTATTGGCGATCCGATCAACGGCGTCATTGGGGTTTCCCAATTCGCAGCTACAGAGGTTCCCGAACCAGTAGTCGATCTCAGTAGCCAAACTAGATCAATTAAAATTCAGCGCGGAAGAAACATTATGCGCGACACTTATGAGACAGGAACATGTACTGTCCGAGTTATCGACGAGACTGGCGCATTCAACCCTCAGAACACATCTTCACCTTATTTTGGCTACCTAACTCCACTTCGCAAAGTCCGAGTCGCAGCTACTACTCCAACCACTCAGCACTTCTTATTCTCAGGTTATGTCGATTCATACAAATACTCTTTCCCAACTGGTCAAGAATTGGGCTATGTAGACATCGTCTGCTCGGATGCCTTTAGACTCTTTCAGATGGCTAACATAGCAAGTGTGACAGGCGCCACAGCGGGTCAGACTACTGGCACACGCATCACAAAAATCCTAGATCAAGTCTCATTCCCTACATCAATGAGAATCACAGACACGGGATCGACAACAGTTCAGGCAGATCCGGGCACAGCTAGAACATCCTTGCAAGCCCTCAAGACGGCAGAGTTTGCAGAACAGGGTGCATTCTTTATTCGTACGGATGGCACCGCTGAGTTCAAGGATAGAAACGATGTAGTGGGCTCTTTAGGTGCTGCACCTTTAGAGTTTAATCAGACTACTGGGATTCCATATTCTGACCTTCGCTACGCCTTTGATGACAAGCTAATTATCAATCAGGCCAGCATGACACGCTTAGGTGGGTCGGCTCAAGTAGTGGCCAATGTTGATTCATCCGCTAAGTACTTCCCTCATGGCACTACTCTGACAGAGATGATCCCTGAAACAGATGCTCAAGTCTTAGACATCGCTCGAATCTATGTCGCCACGAGAGCCGAGACTTCGATCAGAATCGATGCGATGACGATTGATCTATTAGACACGGCAGTCCCTACAGACACAATGATCGGCCTTGATTACTTCGATAATCTAGAGATCACCAATGTGCAGGAAAATGGTTCGACAATCGTCAAGACTCTGCAGGTGCAGGGCTTAGCGTGGGACATCACCCCAAATTCAATGAAGTGCACAGTTACAACACTTGAGCCTATAGTAGAAGGATTCATTATAGGATCATCGACTTACGGTATAATCGGACAATCCATTATGGGATACTAGGAGAAAACAATGGCAACAGGCTTTCCAGCTACAACAGGCGACATCTTTACGGCTGCAGACTATAACGGCCTAGTCACCTTCGAGATCAAGGCAGATCAAACAGCCGACTACACGCTAGTCCTTAATGACTCCTATCAGTTACTTATCCCAATGAACAAGGCTACAGCGATCGCCCTAAAGATCCCTACCAATGCGACAGCGGCTATCCCTGTCGGATCTGTAGTAACCATCCTCAATAAGGGTGCAGGCACTTGCACCATCTCAGCCGTTACACCCGGCACTACTACAATCCTTTCGGCTGGTGCAACAGCGGCCTCACCTACCCTTGCACAATATCGTTCTGCAGCTTGCATTAAGACTGGCACAGATACCTGGTATGTCGTTGGAGCTATTGCCTAATGCTCAATAACATTGCTGGAATATTTTCGCCACCCGTTACTGCAAAAGCAACAGGTGGGACAATTACTAAATCCGGTGGTTATTTTTATCATACCTTCACAGGAAATGGCACTTTTACACCTTTAGCAAATATCTCATGCGATGTTTTAGTAATAGCAGGCGGTGGAGGTACTGCTCGCGCTAATGGTGGTGCAGGAGCAGGTCAAGTTCGTGCCTTTACATCTCAGTCACTAACACCTCAAAATTACTCAGTTACAGTCGGCGGTGGCGGTACTGCGTCCAATACAAATAGTTTAAGTGCAACAGGTGGCGCTGGCGTCAATTCTACATTTCAAGGTCTAAGTGCCGCTGCAGGTGGCATCGCGCCAATATCTTACAATGCTCAATATGCCATTAATCTGAATTGGCCTACTGGTGGAGCTTCTGGAAGCGGTAACGCTGGAGGTACGGGCAACTCAGTCGGTGGTGGTGGTGGTGGTGGCCAAGGCGCAGTAGGTTCAAACGCTGGCGGATCTGCCGCTAACGGCGGCGCTGGAATTAATACTTACTCTACTTATGCAACAGCCACATCAACCGGAGTAAGTGGATTTTATGCAGGCGGTGGTGGCGGTGGATTTAATAGCGGCGGAGCTGCAGGTGGTACAGGTGGCTCAGGTGGTGGCGGTAACGGCGGCGGAAGCGATGGCCTATTGGCTGCAACTGCCGGATCAACCAATACTGGCTCAGGTGGTGGCGGCGGATCTAATAATTCCCCTTATGGCGCAACGGGTGGTTCAGGTCTTATCATTGTGAGGTATTTAGAATAATGAGTCATTGGGCAGAATTAGACGATACAAATAAAGTGATTCGTGTACTTGTTGGAGACAATAATGATCCAGCAGGCGATGAAGGTTACCAATGGCTTATCGATAATCTTGGTGGTACTTGGGTTAAGACAAGCTACAACGGAAACATTCGCTATAACTACGCAGGCGTGGGATATACCTACGATCCAGTCGATGATGCTTTTATAGCACCGATACCAGAATGTGGTCATGAAGAATTACTTCTCAACAATGTAAAGAAATGGGAGTGCGCGACCTGTGAAGCCATTACTGTCTAAAGCTGGCCAACAGTTACGCGAACAGTTCGATGACACCTTCGCAGATCGTGATCGGCGTTCCGATGGCTGGATCGGCGATCTCCGTCATTCAGCGCGTCCTTCTGACCACAATCCTGATCCAGCGACAGGGATGGTTAGAGCCATCGATGTCGATCGAGATGTACATAAGTCAGGCAAGCCCGACCTCATGCCCGATATTGCAGATCAGCTTCGACTCGCGGCCAAGCGTGGCGAGAAGCGAATCTCCTACATCATTTTCGATGGACGAATTGCATCGTCTCGCATGGGCTGGCGCTGGCGAAAGTATCGTGGAAGCAATCCGCATAACAAGCATTGCCACATCTCTTTCACTAAGCAAGGTGATACAGATGGTTCGTTCTTTAATATCCCGTTACTAGGAGGCACAGCATGAATATGAAACATCCAATCGTTATCTCAATCGGTGCCTTTTTGGCTGTATGGGGTACTACATCTAACTTTGCTTTAGACTATCGCGCTATTTTAGGCTCGATCGTTGCTGGCGTCTTTGGATACGCGAGCCCTAAAAAGTAATGAGCGCGGTAGATATTGCGGCAGTTGCCGTAGGAATTGTTACAGTCCTTGGTGGCGTGGCCGCTTATCTACAATTCTTGGTTAAATATTACCTTGCCGAGTTAAAGCCCAATGGTGGTTCATCGATAAAAGATCAAGTTAATCGATTAGAAGCGCGTGTCGATACCATTATCGAATTACTAGGTAAGTAACACTTTACCTATGGCTAAGAAGAAGGTCATCGACCTAGACACTTACAACGCACTCGACGCATACGCCATTTCTATGCACGAGTTTTATAGGTCTCTACGCCGTGCCGGATTCCCCGTTGATCTTTCACTTGCAATCATAGTGGAGCCCGGCGCATATCCTGACTGGATCTTGCCATCGATCCCTGACCGAGTGGATCGCCTACCCTATGAAGATGACGATGAGGACTAAACATGGCCATGCGCCGAACAGTAGTAGTGCCCGATCTTCAAATTCCCCTACACGATTCGGTAAGCGTCAATAATGTTATATCTTTTATTAAGGCGTACCGCCCTGATAGCGTCCTTACTCTCGGAGATGAAGCAGACTTCACGGAGATCGGACGTTGGAGCGAAGGCAAGCCGGGCTGGTACGAACAGACCCTAGCTGAGAACCGCGATATGACCGTCGATATCCTATGGCGGCTTGGTGAATATGCCAAGGAACAGCACATGATCAGGTCAAATCATACTGATCGCTTGTTCAATGTGATTATGAATAAGATCCCTGCCTTTATGTCTTTGCCTGAATTGAAGTTTGAGAAGTTCATGAAATTGGATGAGCTAGGTATTACCTACCACAAGAAGCCGTACGCGGTCGCTAAGGGGCTTATAGCCGTCCATGGGGACGAGGGTAGTGTGAAGCCTACACCCGGGCTCACAGCCCTTGAGAGCGCCCGCAGAGCGGGTATTTCAACCATCTGTGGTCACACGCATCGCGCTGGTTTCTCACAATTTTCTGAGTCATCGGGTGGCAAGATTAGTCGCATCATTAGAGGCTATGAGGGCGGACACTTAATGGACACCCGAATGGCGACATACACAAAAGGCCAAATGAACTGGCAACAGGCTTTCATAATCGTTGAAGAAGATGCCAAAGGCAGTCAGGTCAGCATTATCAACCTTGAGAAAGATGGGACATTCGTAGTCCACGGGCGTCGCTATGGACGACCTAGATAACGACCTAGATAGGTCGATCGATGACCACATAGATGATGCAGAATCGTTACCGTTTCGTTATCTAAATTCTATTGACCACGCCTAGCGATCTGTCATAGTTAAGCCATAGACGAAGGGCGTCTATAGAAGGGCTTAAAATGACATTTACACCAGTTCAACGACAAGGAATTTTTATGACCTTAAAAGGTCAATGTGTCAGCTGCTTGAAATCAAGTCACTATTTATGGACAGCGGCAGGTTTTGCATTAACCGACGAATCAACAAGTGATGGTTTTTGCCATGCTTGTTGGAATTACTAGAAAGGGCTTAAAATGTTTGATTCAGCATTACAGGACGCAGTGGCAATAGTCGCCATATCTGCACTATGGTTTCACCTAGGCCGTATGGTCGGCATTCGCGTAGGTTACTTAAAGGGACGTAAAGCTGTCCGTGAGTACTACGCATCTAAGGAAAGGGTCAAAGTGTGAAAGCAAGTGATTTCCTCAACGAAGCAAAAGCAACAATTCAAGATCGTGGTATGGACTACGGACACCCGTCAGACAATATGTCCCGAACAGCATGCTTATGGTCAGCATTCCTCCAAATGCCTATTACTGACTATCAAGTGGCATCATGCATGGCATTGGTCAAGCTCGCTCGGAGTATGGAGTCAGCGAAAGTCGATACATACATCGACGCTGCAGCCTATCTTGCAATAGC